ACAGTGCATGTATGGCGAAGTATAAATCCGATCAACGACTTGGAATACGGGTATGGAGGTGTAAAGTTATTACCGCGATCACTCACACTGAACATGGACACTTCCATGCCCGACATGACTACAAGTATCAGTGATAAGTTCAAAGCAATGCCAGAGATAAGTTGCGTAACAGGATTTAACACTGATCCTTTGAGTACTTGGCGTGGAGCATTTAGAGAATGTGCAAAATTAGCAAGTAAAACTATTCCAGGACAAGTAGATGAAGAAACAGAGAAGCGTTTGGAAACATGGCTTACTGTTGGTGCTGAAAGACAGTACGGAAAGATTGCAATGCACGGAGCGGCATGTGGTAAGCAATTTGGAGAACACTATAGAGGCAATGTAGAAGCACTTGCAATGTTAAATGATTTTGATTATTTAGAAGAGGAGTTTAATGAACACAAAGATTCCTTTTAAGGATATTGTCAGCCTTGGACAAAAGACAATGCTGGATACTAATCTATTCAGCGTTAGTTGGATCCTCGGCAGGTTTTGTAATTACAAGTGTAGTTACTGTTGGCCTTATGCTAACACTGACAAGCCAGACTATCAGGAATTAGAAATCTATAAAACATCTATTGATGAAATTAAGAAACAAGCAAAAGCAAATGGCTTTGACAAGTTTCATTTTAGTTTTAGTGGAGGAGAGCCTACAGCATACAAAGGCTTTTTAGATTTAGTTAATCACTATGAAGATTATGAAAGTGAATACCTAAGCATACACATGACAAGTAATTGTAGTCCAGCAAAGAAATGGTGGAAGAAGTTTTTAGATGTTACAGATGTTATGGACAGAAGAAGTATTACAGCAAGTTTTCATGCAGAATTTGCAAATGAAAAAGAATTCGGAGATAAACTTTTATATCTCCAAGACGAAGGTGTACTTGTAACTATTAATCAAGTTATGGTACCCGAACTATGGGAGGAATATTATGCCAGAAGTAAAAGATTTATTGAACGGGGTTTACACGTTACTCTTAAGCCTCAGTCTGATCCTACCGCTTCTTTTGTGGTTGATGGTTATACCGAGGAACAAAAAGAAATATTGCGTACCGAAAGCGAACAATCGGTCCATCAAGTATCGCTCAAAGATGTTAATGGAGTAGAATACAGTATTGACCAAGCAGAAAGATTAAATGCTTTTGGTTTTAATAAATTTAAAGGTTGGGAATGTAATAGCGGATATCAAAGTTGTATAATTAGAAACAATGAAGTTAAACGTAGTTACAGTTGCCATGATACACCATTAGGAACATTAACTGAAGGGTTCAGTTTGTTTGATAAGCCAATGCCTTGTATTACACCAAGTTGTGTAAGCAGTGCAGATAGTAAAATACCAAAGAGAAAAATATGAAAATAGGAATAGCAGGATACGGATATGTCGGTAAAGCCATTGCCGAATCTATGAAAGACAAATACGAAGTGCTAATTAACGATCCAGCACTTGGTCATAAAGCAAGTTTTAAAGAAGTACAGGCACTTATAGTGTGTGTAAGCACACCAAGAAGTTCAGCAGGTTATTGTGTAATGGATAATGTGTATCAGGTAATAGAAAAAGCATCTAACAAGATTCCTATACTAATTAAAAGCACAATTAGTCTTGAAGGTTGGCGTATTCTTAAAGATACGTTTCCTGAAAAGGAAATAACATTCAGTCCAGAGTTTTTAACTGCCGCAAATGCAAACTCAGACTTTGCAAACACGCAACAAATTTTACTTGGTGGAGATAATACACAGTTTTGGTCAGGATTTTTTGTAGACTTACTTGGTACTGTTGATGTAAAGATTGCAGATCCAGAAGATCTTGTAATAGCCAAGTATGTACGTAACAGTTATCTTGCATTAAAGGTTACATATTTTAATCAGTTGTATGATTTCTGTGAAAAAGCAGGTGTAGACTTTGAACAAGTAAGGAAATATGTTGCAGATGACTCTCGTATAGGATACAGTCATACTAATGTAACAAAAGAACGTGGATTTGGTGGGCATTGTTTTCCTAAAGACGTAGATGCGTTCTTACATCAAGCAAAAGGATATAATACTGAACTTTCACTGCTTGAAGAAGCAGTTAAATATAATAGTAAGATTAGAAATGAAAATTGATATTCAAGATATTAAGTTCTGGATGGACGCAATTCGCAATAGCGAAGATAAAGATCGTACATTAGAAACTTTCTGGGGTGGTCAAATACAATCCAAGTTATGGTTGATTGAAACTGTCGCTGAAAAAAACAAAATGATCCGAAATGCTGAAATTGTTATACATGGAGGTTGGAATGGATTGTTAGCAAGTATGCTATTCAACAGTGAAATAGGTATTAAGAAAGTTGTAAGTGTTGATGTTGATCCTGTATGCAAAGAAATTGCAACTACAGTAAACAAGAGATACGAAATGGAAGGTAAGTTTGAAGCAGTAACCTGCGATATGGTAGATTACGAATACACAGCAGAACCATACATTGTAATTAATACAAGTTGCGAACATATTACACAAGACAAATACAAAAAGTGGTTAGCAAAAGTTCCTGATTCAGCACAAGTTGTTGTACAAAGTAATGACTACTATGAATTAGAAGAACATATTAACTGTTGTAAGAACTTAGAACAGTTTGCAAGACGAAGTTTGTTAGATGTAGATATTAAAGACGAAATAGAATTACCCAAATATAAACGTTTTATGGTTATAGGAAAGAAAAAATGATTCACAGACTTACACAATACGGTCAACTTATAGAATTAGACATCACAACAGATGCTGAGGCAATGATTGCTTGGGCAAATGAATTTGATTGGGTAAAATATAATCCACGTAAGGATATTAATCGTTGGGGTTTAAGTATTACAAGTTTAGATGGCGGTATTACAGGTGTACCAGACTTAGATAGTTTGTATGAATATAACAAAGAAAACAAAACAGGATATAACGAAAAAGATTTTAATGTGCCTACACCAGTTCTAAACAAACAAATAGAAGAAGTGTTAGAACCTTGGAAGGACAATTACTATAGAACACACTTTTTAAAGTTTGGTCCAGGCGGATTCTTTCCTCCACATAGAGATTGGAACTACAGTTCAGGTAGAGCAGACAGTTTTAGATTGATAATGCCTTTGCGTAATGTTAATCCACCTTATTTTAATTTTGTATTAGAAGATAAAATGCTACATTGGGAAGTAGGTAGACTATACTTTGTAGATACTTTAAAAATGCACTACCTATTCAATAGTGGCTTTAATGATAGTTACTGGTTAATTGTAAATGTTGATCTAAATCCAGACACTGTTAATGCTACACTTGGGAGATTAAATCAAAAGTAATGTATAACTACGAAGATATTACATCAATACATTTAGAAGTAACTTCTAAGTGCCAAGCAAGATGTCCTATGTGTCCAAGACGATTACATGGCGGACCGTTACTTGAAGGCTTAGACTTGGAAGAAATATCTATTGACACTTTTAAGGAATGGTTTCCTGTAAGTTTTGTACAACAATTAAAGTTTCTTAATATGTGTGGTAACTTGGGCGATCCTATTGTTGCAAAAGACACATTAGAAATTTTTAGATATCTACGTGAAAACAATTCAGAAATGACATTGCAAATGCACACTAACGGAAGTGGTAGAACTAAAGAGTGGTGGCGCGGACTTGCAGAACTAAAAGTAAAAGTTGTGTTTGGCATTGACGGACTTGGAGATACTCATGCACTATACAGAATAAACACTAACTGGGAAAAGATTATTAACAATGCATCACAGTTTATACACGTAGGCGGAGATGCACGTTGGGACATGCTTGTATTCAAACATAACGAACACCAAGTTGATACTTGTGAAAAGATGAGCAAGGAGTTAGGATTCAAAGGATTTAGTATTAAACATACAACAAGATTCAAAGACGGTAGGTTTGATGTGCTTGATGACAACTACAAAATCACACATACCTTATTGCCGTCAAGTAAGAGTCTTGAAATGATTGCTCCGGCAAAAGAAGCACAACAAGAAAAGTTGCCTTTAATTACTTGCAAAGCAAAACAAGATAATCAAATGTACATAAGTGCAAATGGTAATGTTAGTCCTTGCTGTTGGTTAGACTTAGAATGGTTACCACAGCACAGTGGTAGTAGAATAGATTACATGGTAAAGATTGGTAAGTTTCCTAACTTGCATAAACAATCATTTAAAGAAATATTTGACAGCAACTTCTTTAGTAGTATTAGTGGTTGTTGGACTTCAACAGGACTTGCAGAATGTTCTAAACAGTGTGGAAAGTTTGACAAACTAAATGCACAGTTTGAAAGGAAGGAACATGTCTAAAACATTTTGTCCTTTACCTTGGATACATTTAGCAACAAGACCTAACGGCGATGTTAGAGTTTGTTGTACTGCTAATGCATCAGGTGCAGGAGTTGAAGATGACAAGACAGCAGGACTTGTTAAGAAAGACGGAGTAAGCATGAACTTGCGTGAACACACTATTGAAGAAGTATGGAATAGTGAACACATGCGTCGAACAAGATTGCAAATGTTAAATGATGAGATACCAGCAAGTTGTCGTAAATGTTTTGCAGAAGAAAGCAAAGGTATTGTTAGCAAACGTCAATGGGAAACAGAAGTATGGAAACAACGTTTAGACATAGATAGTATTGTAGCAAAAACA